CTGTCAAGCCACAAGAGAAATTAGACCATCATGCAGACCTAGGTGTGTTCTATGATGAGGTTCTAGTAAAGATTTACACGCACAGGACAAAAGATGTTTCAGATTATGATTTCATGGTTGCCATGCAGATGGACATGATAGCTAAAAAGATGCACGGGGCGATCAATCCTGAATACGGTCTAGACTCATTGGTGGACGAAGGCACAAGGTGTTGGAAGGGCTACACAAAGAAGGGCATGAAGACCATGTTCGGCAAGAGAGTAAACAACTGTGTCAAGAACGAAGACGTTGACATCTGTGTGAACTGCGGCGGTTTGGTGTTTGAAGAAACACTCAACGAGGATTTGAAAAAATGGTTCAAAGACAAATGGGTAAGGATGGGTCCTAAAGGAAAAATCAGAGGATCATGTGGTGGTAAGAGCAAAGGAGAGGGCAAGCCAAAATGTTTACCAGCCAAGAAAGCATATGCACTAGGTAAAAAAGGCCGTGCAAGTGCGGCGGCAAGGAAGAGAAGAAAAGATCCAAATCCCAACAGGCGTGGTAAGGCAATAAACGTCAAAACCAAAAAGAAAAAATAATTTGCAATACATACAGATCTGTTATATACTTGTTGGATAACAACAGGAGAAACAAATGGCAGTAAGAAACTTCAATGATGCAGAGAAGCAGAAGCTAATCCAAATCATATCACAGGGTTCACAAGTACTAGGCGAAGTGGACGACCTTAAGGGTGGATTGAGAGACACAGTGAAAGCGATAGCAGAAGAGCTTGAACTCAAACCCGCAATAATCAACAAAGCAATAGCAATAGCACACAAGGACAGTTATAAGAATCTAACAGACGATTTGGACGTGTTGGAATCTATATTAGTAGCCGCAGGCAAATTATAGTGATAAGATTACTCAAAGAATTTTGGGTAAACAGTTATAAGACAGATCCAACAGCATTCTATCTAGAACTTTTTTCTGTTATAGTGACTGTTTGCGGATCAGCGGTGTTGACATTCACATCACCACACCCTATAATGAGTATAGTGTTTCCATTTTACTGGCTTGGATCCAGCACGATGTGTTGGGCAGGAATCAGACGTAGACTAATCTGGATTGCTTGTCTCACAGGTTGGTTCACAATAATGAACACAATAGGATTATACAAGGTATTCATGCAATGAAAATATTTGTGTTTGGTGATAGTTTTGCCGCAGATCCTACTGGATGGGCTAGAATGCTAAAAGGCGAAGTAAGTAATTTTGCCGAAAACGGTATAGGTGAATACAAAATTTATAAATCACTACAAACTTATCTAAATTTTGACAAAGCAGTTGTTTGCCATACGTCTCCATGGAGAGTTCATACAAGGATACACCCCGTACACAAAAATAATCCGACGAGATATAATAATGATTTTATGTTGAATGATGTTGAATATTATAGTAAAATAAACAAAGACATGAAAGTAGTAAACGAATATTTAAAAAACTACTATGACCCCGAGTATCAGGAGGACACTTATCAATTGTTTGTAGATAAATTAATGAATATATCAAACACCGTACATATTACATTCCACGAGCCAGAGGATACAAAACAAATTACGCACAACTTTAATCATATATGGAAACAACATCCGGGAGACGTAAATCACATGTCAGAGGAAGGAAATAAAATTATTGCAGAAAAGATCCAGGCACTATTATGAGTTACATAGACGCATTATACAAAAAGGACGAGGACAAGATTTACGTCGTGGAACGTGATCCCAAGAAGGGTCGTGTGTTTGTGGAGTATGACGCAAGGTATGTGTTCTACTACGAGGACGCAAGGGGCAAACACAGGTCAATGACTGGTGAACCTTTACAGAGGGTGCAGTGTGCGACACAGAAAGAATTCATAAAAGAGCAAAGGATTAGATCCAACAAGACACTCTACGAGCATGACATCAATCCTGTGTTCAGGTGCCTGGAAGAAAATTACCTGGGCAAGGAAACTCCCAAGCTGAATGTTATGTTTTTTGATATCGAAGTAGACTTTGATCCCGATAGAGGTTATTCGACAACGGATGATCCGTTCATGCCCATAACTGCCATAAGTTGTTACATGAGCTGGACAGATCAACTGGTCACATTCGCAGTGCCTCCCAAGACAATCAGCATGGATGATGCAAAGGAACTGACCAAGAGATTTGACAACACGATGCTGTTCGAGAAAGAGAAGGACATGCTGGACGCATTCCTGGAATTGGTGCAAGACGCAGACATACTGTCAGGTTGGAACAGTGAAGGGTACGATATCCCATACACAGTGGGCAGGATACAGAAAGTTTTAAGTAGCGATGACACGAGACGTCTTTGTTTCTGGGGGCAAAAACCCAGGAAGAGAATATTCGAGAAGTATGGCAGAGAACAGTTGAGTTTCGATCTGGTTGGTAGGGTACACCTGGACTTGCTAGAACTATACAGGAAGTACACATACGAGGAAAGACATTCGTTCAGGCTAGATGCAATAGGTGAACATGAGTTGGATGAGAGGAAAACAGTCTACGAAGGATCTCTTGATAACTTGTACAAGAACGACTTTGGACTGTTCATAGAATACAACAGACAAGATACTGCACTGTTGGCCAAACTTGAGAAAAAATTGAAGTTCATAGAACTTGCAAACGAGATAGCACACCAAAACACTGTACTACTACAAACAACAATGGGTGCGGTTGCTGTAACAGAACAGGCCATTGTGAATGAAACACACAGACGTGGCATGATCGTCCCAGGCAGGAAGTACAAGAAGGATGGTGAGGTGAACCAACCGGCGGCGGGAGCCCACGTGGCAACCCCACAAAAAGGAATACATGACTGGATAGGATCTGTTGACATAAACTCACTGTATCCTAGTGTTATTAGGGCATTGAACATGGGACCGGAGACCATCATAGGACAGATAAGACCCGTGATAACATCCGCAGAGATCAACAGGGCCATACACGCAAAGAAATCATTCGCGGCGGCATGGGACAGCCAGTTTGGCAGTTGGGAGTATGTTGCGGTGATGAATCAAGAGAAGGGCACAGAGATCATAGTGGACTGGGAAGACCAGACCAGTGTGAGGATGAGTGCGGCACAACTGTATGAGTTGGTTTTTGATGGCAACAACAAATGGATGTTGAGTGCAAACGGTACTCTATTCACATACGATCACGAAGCAATCATTCCAGGATTACTGAAACGTTGGTATGAGGAAAGACAAGAGATGCAAAGGAAGATGCGTGAATGCGGAGACAACGAGATCGAAAGAGAATACTGGGACAAGAGACAGTTGGTCAAGAAGATCAACCTGAACAGTCTGTATGGAGCGATCCTGAATCCGGGGTGTAGGTTCTTTGACATGAGGATCGGACAGAGTGTAACGCTCACAGGAAGATGTATCACACAACACATGGCCAGCAAGGTCAACGAGGTTGTGACAGGTGTGTATGACCACAAAGGTGAGAGCATTGTGTACGGAGACACAGATTCCGTTTACTTCTCAGCATACACGACACTGCAGAAAGAGATAAAGGAAGGTGTCATACCATGGACCAAAGATTCAGTGGTAGCACTCTATGACAAAATAGCAGATGAGGTCAACGGATCATTCAAATCATTCATGACCAAGGCATTCCACACGCCAAGCACAAGGGGAGAAGTCATAGCGGCAGGTAGAGAACTGGTCGCATCAAAAGGTTTATTCATCACGAAGAAAAGATATGCCGTGTTGTACTACGACAAAGAAGGAAAACGTGCAGATGTTGAAGGCAAGGATGGCAAGATGAAGGCAATGGGGCTTGACCTCAAACGTTCTGACACTCCTGTGTTCGTGCAAGACTTCTTGAGTGAGGTACTGTACATGGTGTTGCAAGGAAAAGACGAGAAGATCGTACTGGACAGGATCAGTGAATTCAGGGCAGAATTTAAAGCCATGCCAGGTTGGGAAAAGGGATCACCCAAGAGAGCAAACAACATGACCAAGTACACGGCGGCAGAAGTGGCCAAAGGTAGAGCAAACATGCCAGGACACGTTAGAGCCAGCATGAACTGGAACAGATGCAGGGAAATGTACGGAGACAAATATAGTATGCCCATAACAGATGGTGC